GAACAGCAGAAGATTTATCTGGAGTTATTGCTAACCTTACAAGCAAGGATAATAAGTTAGTTACACTTTCTGCTGAACAAGTCACAGCAGTAAGTCAAACCCTTAAAGCATTGACGCAAGAAGCAAAAGTAGAAGTTGCAGAAGACCTTGGTATTAAGCCGTCAGAAGTTGCAGAGATTGCTGAGCAGATGAAGTCTAACCCAGCACTTGCTGAAGCATTTGTTGAGTTTACTGACAGAGCAGAATCAGCAGGGGATACACCAATGCCATTTACATTAGCAGATGCAGTAACAGAGGTACAAACAGAGGCATTCTTAGCAGACCCACTTGGAGCAGTCTTTGCAGTGGACCCAGTAGAACTACTATCTAATTTCTCTGAGTTAGGTAGCGACATGACAGATGATCAGAGAGAAAAAGCGCAAGAAGTAATTGTCCCAGTGATCATCGTATCACAAATTGCAGGGGCAATGATAAGGAGGAACAAATGAAAATAATCAATAAGGCCATAAACCTGGTAGGCAAAATGCTAAAGGGATTAATGAAATGGTTTAAAGATGCAGGAATGGAATTAATTGCACAGGCATTTACCCTCCTTGGCTTCTTTATTGCATGGCTAACTTTGACGGGATCAGCAAGAGACATTGTTGGTATTGCAGTACTTGCAACCACAGTAATCTGGCTTATCACAATCCCGCTAAGAAAGGAGGACTAAACATGGCAACTAAAAAGGTAGTAGAGCCTCCTAAGAAGGAGCACCCACAAAAGGCAATCACTAATATTTTAATGAGAATCCTAGCAGTCTTTGCAGCATCTGGTCTGTCAGTACTTGGTGCTGGGGCAGTGGTTGGAATTGACACAATGCAGGCAGTATTCTTAGCAGGACTATTAGGCGTAGCAACAGTCATTGAAAGACTGGCAAGGGCTTTTTTGGACGATGGAAAACTCACATTGGCAGAGATCAATGATGCGTTTAAGACGGTAGACAAAAAGGCTAATTAGTCATTATTGACGGTAGTTGACAGCCCTCTCTAGGCAATGGTATACTTAAGTATCACCTATCTGGAGAGGGCTCTGTCATGACCTGTATTGCAGTTGTACGCCATGAAGATAAAATTTACATGGCTGGAGATCGTGGAGCATCAGATGATGGTACCATTCTAGCACTTGAAGCACCAAAGGTTTGGAAGATAGGTCCATACTTAATTGGATATGCTGGATCAATGGACGGAGAAAGAATCCGTTACAACTTTAAACCAACTGCACCTAACATTAAAGATACAGATAGGTTTATGCAGACAAGGTTTATTAAAGAACTGCGTGAATTCTATAATGAGTTCTGGGTAGACACATCTAAAGATGGAGACCTTGGTTTAATTATTGCAGTTCGTGGAAACATCTATGAACACAGTTCTGGAGATATGTCTTTATCTAAGTACACACTTCCATATCTTGCCATGGGCTCTGGCGCAGAGTATGCTTATGGGGTTTTGTATGCAACAGATAAGCAGAAAAATGCAAGGAATAGAGTAATGCAAGCAGTAAATGCTGCTATTAAATTTAACCCATCATGCATGGGACCAGTTGACATCATAAGCGCTTAGGGGTATACTTATAATATGAGCGAAGAATTTGAAGAGATCCTAAAGGACATTCAGAACATAGAGTCAGACTTTGATGAGTTTGAGATCTGGCTTGAAAACGGAATTGAGCGGGGATGGGTAACAGAGCCGTTCTGCAATACTCATGAGGGAGATCCCTATATGACAGATGAAGAACAACAAGAATGGGAAGAGGGCGGAGACCCTTGCCAAGTAGTTTTAAAAATCAAACAATAACAACAACAAGGAGAACACAATGAAGAAGACACTACTAGCACTACTATCAATCGCAATTGCATTTACAGCACTTGCACCAGCACAGGCACAAGATCAAAAGGTTTTGGCTATTATTGACACAGCCATTGATTCAAAAAATTTCTCATCTATTATTTATGAAGTATGTTTCTCACAAAACCTATCTTGTCCAAACAAGACTAACTTTGTAGAGGGTCCAGGCGCAGCCAGCGCAGTTGTATGGCCAAAATCTCTCAATGACGGAACACACCACGGAGACTGGATGACAAAGGCAGCGCTCAAGGTTGATCCTAGCGTAAAGATTGTTTTTATTAGATACTCAAATGTTACCGCTTCAGGCTCTTCAGCAAACAGACCAGAGTCTTTGGTCGCTGCAATTGATTGGGTATCAAAAAACTCAGATAAGTATAGTATTGACGCACTATCTATTAGTCAGGCTGCAGTAGATACAGGAAACCTTAGTCGATGCAATGTAAATAGTCCAAACTTTGACAATGTCACTACTGGAGCAGTTTCTTTATTAAACGCAAAGAATATTCCAGTATTTGTTGCAACAGGAAATCATGCTCGATCTGATGTTATTGGTTGGCCTGCATGTACTCCTGGGGCTATTGGTGTTGGAGCATTAACTACAGCCACATCTTTGCTACTTGAAAAAGCAACAAACAGAGGTCCTGGACTCGATATTGTTACATTCGGAGCATTAGAAATTTACAAGGGAACTATTCCTACTGCTAAGTTTAATCTTTCTGGATCTTCAGGAGCCACAGTTGTTTCAGCAACAACATACTTAAAAAATAATACATACAAAACTTTTCAAGAGTATTTTAATGCTCTTCCAAAGATTGTAATTAATACAGTTTCGTATAGTCGCAACTAGACGAATGTCCTGGGCATGACTAAAACTGCCTTCTATGCCCTATAACTCAGATGGTAGAGTGCCGAACTGTTAATTCGGATGTCCCTGGATCGAGGCCAGGTGGGGCAGCGGAAAACTACCGAAAGGAACACAATGCAATTTCAACCAACAAGCAGACAAGAAGAGTTTGTTATAGACCTCATGGATCAAAAAACTGGGGGATACTATGTAGAACTAGGAGCATATCACTCTAAAAATGGTAGCAATACATATAGACTAGAAACAGAGTTTGACTGGAATGGCGTATCCTTTGAGATAGTTCCAGAACTACATAAAGAAATAACAGAAAACAGAAAGAACCCTTGCATCCTTGGAGATGCCACAAAGTTTGATTACATTAAATACTTTGAAGAAAATAATTTTCCTAATCAGATAGATTACTTGCAGGTTGATATTGATTCTGGATACAAACTTAACGGAAGGCCAGACGGAAATCATTATCTATCTTTGCATGGATTGATTGCAGTACCGCTAAATAAATACAGGTTTACGGTTATTACATTTGAGCATGATGCAAACATGTACTGGAGAAATATTGCAATGAGAGATGCTCAAAGAGAGATTTTGGATTCATTAGGTTATTCATTGGTAGTAAGAGAGTACCATGAAGATTGGTGGGTGGATCCAAATATTGTTGATTTAGAAAAATATAGAAAACACTTTAAGTGGGAAACCCTATAGGCAGGGCAACGCCTATTGTGATATAATAAGATAAAGATACCTATAAGGAGGTAATCATGGCTGCAAAAGGATCAGTAGAAGCAATTATAGAGGTTGCAAAAAAAGAATTGGGCACAATTGAAGGCCCTAAAGATAACGAAACAAAGTACGGAGCATGGATCAAGGTTAATTTCCAACCATGGTGCCAGTCATTCGTTTCTTGGACAGCATTTACTGCGGGAGTAAAGTCATTCCCTAAGTCTGCATCAACAGTAGCAGCAGCAGATTGGTTTAAGAAGGCTGAGCGTTGGTCAGATGCTCGTAATGATGATCCAACACCAGGAGACTGGATCTATTTTGATTTCCCAGAAGATGGCGTAAATCGTATTTCACATGTTGGTCTTTGCATTAAGAACAACGGCGATGGAACAATTCAAGTTATTGAAGGAAACACTTCAGGAACTGCAAAGGGAGATCAGCGCAACGGCGGAATGTGTGTTGAGAAGACTCGTGCATATGTGAAGAACAATAAGAAGAAGTTAGTTAACGCCGTAGTTGGTTGGGGTCGTCCAGTATACACTGGAGAAGAAAATGCTCCACTACTAAACAAGGTAACAGCATCTGCAACAACATCAACACCAGCACCAAAGAAGGCTGCAAAGCCTGCTGCAAAGAAGTCATCTGGTGGCGGAGGAAAGGCTCAGGTAGCACTATAATGGAATCTAAAAAGAAATCAGTACTAAAAACAATCAGTTGGCCATTTGTACATTTTACTTTTGTTTCTGGAATTTTATTTGCAGCAAGCCATATAATTTATGGTGAGGCTGAATGGGAGTATGTTGGACTATATGCACTTTCATACATGGCATTAGAAATGACATTCTATTACCTACATGAGAGAGTCTGGGCAAAGTTTGGACACAAGGTAAAATAATGCGTATTAAATTTATTAGGTTTGTTGTTAAAACACTTGGATATGAATGGGGTGGAGACAATCTCAATGCACCAGTCTGGACAGTAAAAGCAAAAAAGAAGAAGTAACGCATGGCACTGTACGAATATGATTGCATGCCATGTGCAAAACGCTACACTAAAGAGCGTTCAATAAAAGATAACGATCCTGGATATGTCTGTGAGACTTGCAATCATACCTTAGTTCGTGTATACTCTAATGTAGGAGCAGTTTTCAACGGTAGTGGATTTTATTCCACTGATAATAGAAAGAAATAGGCAGTATACTATGAAGACAATGATTGATGAAGCAGTAGAAATAAAGCAGTGGAGACTATCTCCATTGGATAGGTGTGACTCTTGTAGTGCGGAGGCTCTAGTTCAGGTAACTGGCATCTCTGGAGACCTAATGTTTTGTGGTCATCACTATAATAAGATTATGGATAGTTCTGAAGGATATAAGAAGATGATGTCTTTTGCGCTTAGCATTGTTGACGAACGAGAAAAATTAGTTAGTTAAAATGAACAAGTTGTCAGAAAACTTTAACTTTAATTTTTTTGGAAACTATGATATATCATCAATCCAAAAATATATTAATAATTTTTCTGATGAATGGTTTATTGATACATCAAGACAAGATATTTTCCAAGCACACAAAGACACTAATTCTTACTTTGTATACAAAACAAATCTTGCTTGGAAACAAGGAGAACCTCTTGTTGTTGAAGAAAAAAGCAATGACAAAACACTACTTGACATGATTAATCCAATTATTAAAGACTTGGAACTAAAGCATAATGGAATTAGGAGCAATGTTCTTTTTATAAAATTAAAAGCAGGACATAATATTTCTGCACATTCTGATAGTGGTGAGTATTTGCTTTCCTCAAGAAGGCATCACATACCAATTATTACATCAGACCAGACTTTTTTTACTGTTGGATCAGAAAAAATTAACATGTCAGAAGGAGAATGCTGGGAGATTAACAACTCAAGAGTACACTCAGTAGAAAACAGTAGCAAAATTGACAGAGTGCATTTGTTAATTGACATTATGCCAAACACAGAGATAGGTGAAGAATGATTATTCAGATTATTGGTCTGCCAGGTGCTGGTAAGACAGAGTTGGCCAAGGCACTCAAAGAAAGAATTAACGCCATTCACCTTAATGCAGATGAGGTCCGTGCAACAGTAAACTCAGACTTAGGTTTTAGCCCTGAAGATAGAATTGAACAGGCAAGACGTATGGGGGACATGGCAAGACTTATTGCTAAGCAGGGAGTTGCTCCAGTGATAGTTGACTTTGTGTGCCCTACCGACTTGACTCGTGCAGCATTTGGCAAGCCAGATATTTTAATTTGGGTAGACAGAATTGAGTCTGGAAGATTTGAAGACACAAACAAGATGTGGGAAGACCCAGAGTCATGCGATGTCAGAATCCCCTGTGGGATGACAGTAGAAGAAGAGGCTGACCTTATCATTGCTGCTTGCCAGTTACACGACTGGACAGCCCCTACAACCCTTATGCTGGGCAGATATCAGCCATGGCATGAAGGACATCACGCTCTTTACAAAGAGGCAGGGAAGAGAACAGAGCAGGTTTTGCTGGGAGTACGTAATACATACAATACAAGCGAGAAAGATCCACTTAAGTTCGATCAGGTAAAAGAATATATTGCCAAGGATGAATTTATGGATGGTGCATTAGTATTAAGACTACCAAACATTACCAACATTGTATATGGTAGAGATGTTGGATACAAGATTGAACAAGTAGATTTGGGGGCAGACATTCATGCTATTTCGGCTACTGAAAAACGCAAGCAGTTGGGCCTTTAGACAGATAGAAAAATCTGGGGAAGCAATCAATGCTGCAGATGAAAGAATTATAGCGTCAATGTTTAAGGATAATGATGAGCGTAAAGAAAAGTAGATCACTTGTTAAGTCTTTAACATGGAGAGTTGTCGCAATGGTTTCAGGGTTTGTAACTCTTTATGCTTTGAGCGAAGATATTAGTCTGGCTACTATTGCTACACTAATAACCAATGGGGTTAATTTTGTGGCATACTATTATCATGAAAGAATTTGGAATGCTGTCAAGTGGGGCAAGGAATGACAGTAACCAGAGCAAGATCGTTTGCTAAGGCACTTAGTTATCGCATATGGGGAACACTCTCCTCTGTTGCGGTTGCTTATGTTATAACAAAGAACGCTTCGCTCTCAGTAACGATTGCGTTTTGGGAAACGGTAGTTAAAGTATTTATCTACTACGCACATGAGCGTGGGTGGAACTATATACAATGGGGGAGAAAATAAACATGAATAAGCAGTTATACTTTTTACATATACCAAAAACTGCTGGAAAATTTATTTCTCATAATATAAAAAATAGTATAAATAATGATATTTTATCTTATGTTAGTACATACTTTCCAAACAGTAATGAGTTTTTAGATTCAAAAATCTACATTTCTGCTCATGGAGGAACATACCCCATAGAATTTTTAAAAGATGTGGATACTGCAACGGTAGTAAGAGAACCAGTAGAAGCAAGAGCAAGTTATTTTAATTTTATATATCCTAGATATCTGCAAGACAGGCCAGAGTACATGGAAAGAAAAGATAACAAGGAAAAGTTTTTATATTATTTGTTTGAAGATAATAATTTTTTAATTCATAACAACTATCAGAGTAGATTTATTTGTAACTCTGCTGATCCAAGATCTTGGGATGCAGAGTCTTTTTACACAAAGCATAGAGCCGAAATGATGAAGAAGTATCATGAAGGTTATGGGTTTGATTGGTTTGTTGGAAATGAAAATACATCTCTAACTAATGCAATTGAGAATATAAATAGTTTTAAAATCGTAAACACAGTTGATAACATAGGTGTGTTCTGTGGTAAAATTAAAGACTGGTTCCTATTAAACCACGGCATTGAGATAAACTTTGATCTTAATACTAAGATTAATGTTGGACCATCTGAGTTAAATAAAGAAAAAGTTTCGTCTGATTACTTTGTAAACTTGTTAACTCAAGGAGAAAAGGACAGAGTCCTAGAGTTAAACAGTATAGACTTAGATGTTTACAATTTTGTAAAAAACAAGGAGGCTACAAATGTATGAATACTATGTAAGAAAAGTAGAGAACGTAGTAGATGGAGATACCATTGACGTTCTTATTGATTTAGGGTTTGATATTTTGTTTCAATCCCGTGTGAGATTGGCTGGTATTGATACCCCTGAGTCTCGTACGAAAGACCTTAAAGAAAAGACTCTTGGTCTTGAGTCTAAAGAGTACCTAAAGAAGGCTCTAAAAGATGCCAAGTCTGTTATTATTAAGACTGAGAAGATGGATTCATCTGAGAAGTATGGTCGCATTTTAGGCTGGGTATATATTAATGGAGATACCGTATCTCTTAACGACATGATGATCAATGATGGCTATGCCTGGGGATATCTAGGTGACACTAAGGTTAAAGATTTTGATCAACTAGCAAAGGCCAGAAAGAAGTCTGGGAAATAACCGTGGATGAGTTTGATTCCGTAGATAAGTTAATACTTAATGGTGGGCTAGAGTTTGCAGGTACTGACTCTGAGACTGGGGAACCCCTTTACAGGCCAACAGATAGGCTTAAGGAGTTAGACTCTAAACTTAGTGATGATCTTTCTATATACTTTTCAAAAGTTACTTTAAAACTTTGGGAAAAAGGTTTTATCGACATGGATATAACAGAAGAAGATCCTCTGGTTAAGATAGGTCCAAAAGGCCTTGACCTAGATGCAATAAAGTCTTTAGACAAAGATCAAAGAGTTGTTATCGAAGAGATAATAAAGGCTCTTTCTAATAAAAAATGATATACTAAATACCTGGGAGTCTTTATGAATAATTTGTATGGTGCTATCGGGACAACAGTAATACTTGCCTTGCTTGTTTATGTTTATATTTTAAGAGTCAAAGCAAATAATATCAGCACTCCAATTATTAGCCAGTCAATGCTTCAGTATAGGTATAGCAATGGAAAGAGTAAATCTAGAAAATTAAAAACTAGGTCACAGTCTAAAATACATTACGATAAAACTAATATAAAAGTAATTATTTTTGATAACAGTGCGTACTGGATTAAAGATAATATTTTTTACAAAGCGCCACTGGTCAATGAACTTATTGACAAGGAGTCTGCGGAACAAGTTGACACAATACACATGGATAAGGTACAATTAGATAAAATGCTATTCATAATGGATAGATTAAGAGAAGGGATTAACGATGATAGTAGGGGTTCAGGGGACGAGTAGTTTTGACAACTATAATGTATTCCTTAGATCGATGGCCGTTGCCCTTTCTGAATTGCTAGAAGAGGACAAAAACTTTCATATATATTCTGCGGGTCCAAACAATATTAATATGATGGCTATGGAGTTTGCAAACCTATCTGAAAAAGGAATGAAGTCAAGAGGTAAGTCTATTAAGTTTATTAAAGTGACTCCTCAATGGCTAGAAGAAAACATATCTGAACTAAACCACTTTGCCTTTTTGTCTAATCCAAAAGAGCCAGTGTCAAAGATGGTTCACATATCAAAACTAAATAATATAAACACAAACGTATACACATTCTAATAGTTCTTGACAAACTCTGTCATATATGTTAGAATTTAGTATGCTTCAAATGTGCCTTGGCACACAAACAGAATGGAAAGATTATGAAATTAGTTAATTCTTTAGACACTATGGAGTCAATAGTAAACAAGAATAGACAACTGTCATGGGATGGTTGGACAGTAGTTGAGACATTTCCCTCAGAGAAAGCCTACTACTCAAAATTTGGTATCTATAAAAATAACAAGTGGCAAATGAAAAAAGAGTTTATTCCTTCTAGCCAAGGATGGGAAATCCCTGATAAGTATGTGATCTAAATGAATAAGTTTAAATGGAAAGATGATGCTGTTTGTTTAGACTATGATACAAACTTATTTTTTGATAAATATGAGGAAGATGAACTACTAAGACCAGCAATTGATGCTCTTTGTTCATCCTGTCCAGTAAGGAAAGACTGCTTTTCTGTTGGAATTTCAGGAAAAGAGTGGGGAGTCTGGGGTGGTGTATACTTAGAGAATGGTGAAATATCAAAAGAGTTTTCTAGCCACAAGAGCAAGGATGACTGGGGAATGACATGGCAATCATTAACAATGGAGTAAGATGTATACAGATGCAATGAGAAGAGCGTTTAGATCTTTGCATGCCCCAAACAATTTTAGTTTGGAAATTGTAGATAATGATAATTTTATAACAGTAAAAGCAAAAGAGAAAGACTTTATGTCCTTGGAGACTGTTGAGTTAAAGAGACAGGCTATTGAGTACATGATTCGTGTTAAAAAAGCACTTGAAGATAATGGTGCTATTGTTTTGTTGGTAAGAGAAGGTGGAAAAGAACTATGATTGAGTCAATTCTAGTCGGAGTATTTGTATTCTTAACTCTATTATTCTTATCTTTGTATGTGTTTCAAATAAAAAAGAACCGCATCATTTTGGCAAACACATTAAATCTTTTGCTTATGCAGCAGTCTATTAGCGACGGAAATAAAACAGATCAAGAAGAATCAAACGAAGCATTTTTAAAATTTGTTTCAGATTCTCGTGATTGGGCATATCAGTATATAGAAGAGGTTCAGTCTGGGCTAAAGTTGTTTATTGATGAGGTTGGTCCACAGGTCGAACACTACGATAAATATGGCTCAGCAGTAGATGGCATGATTACTCCACATGACTTTGCCTTAAAAAAAATATCAGGAGCGTACAAAGAACTAAAAAAACTCCTGCCAGATGACTATGGTAGAATAGACGCATGAAAGAAATTATGCTTTCAGTATTAACAGGTTTTGGATGTGGTGTAGTATTTGCTGCATTCAAATTGCCAGTACCAGCACCACCAGTTTTTGCGGGAGTCGCAGGAATTATTGGTTTATGGATTGGTTTTACAGTACTAACAAAATTCATATCCTAGGAGGAATAAAATGAATAAACAAATCAAAAACGCACTAGCGTCATACGGAAGATCAGTACTTGGAGCAGCAACAGCAATGTATGCTTCTGGAGTTACAGATCCACAGACATTAGCATACTCACTACTTGGAGCACTTGTGCCCGTTGTATTGAGAGCAGCCAACCCTAACGATCCTGCATTCGGCAAGATGCCATCTGCAGAAGATGTAGACAAGGCAGTTAAGACTGCTAAGGTTGTTAAGAAGACCGCAAAGAAGGCTCCTGCAAAGAAGTCATCTGGCGGAGGAAAACCAACTAACCAGGTAAAGTAATTTTCCTAAAGATTAGCAGGCTTGTTATTTTACAGGCCTGCTTTTCTATGATATAATTTAATAATAGGAGAAAAAATGATACTAAAGTACTTAATGTATAAAGTTTATTATAAAATAAAAAAAATCTTTAAAAAGAAAGACAACAGGTTTATATATTGAACGAAATAAACAGAAGATTTTTTGATTTTTTAACTAGGTTTTTTCAAGGTATTACAGTTGACTCTAAAAATAAATACAGCAATGAAGAGATGTCCCTGTTTCTGGAAGAGTTAAAAGACATTCTTGCCTCTCATTCAACTACTCAATCTAAGGCTTTAAGTTTTTTTACTTTTGATCAACAACTTGAAGATTACCGATACAGACCTATGGACCAAGACTTTAACAAGTACTACGAATTTGTTTTTTCAGGCTGTTCCCAGACGCATGGAGATCACATAACAGAGCCAGAAGTTAAAGATGGATCTTACAAGGATATATGGGGTTTTCAAATTGCAGATTCTTACGGTAAAGAAGCCCTAAACTTAGGCATGGGTGGCTGGGGAGCAGAGTCAATATTAAAGGGATTAATGCATCACTTTCAAAAAAATGGAAACCCAAAAGTTTTGTTAGTATTATACCCAGACTTAGGAAGAATAGAAGGGGTAGATAGTAATAAAATAGAGATGCCAACCCCATTAAACAAGCATGAACTCGTACAACACTGGTTTTTAAGACCATCCGATGATCACAAAGTTAATAAGTTAAGTGTTCTTCCTCATAGTCCTTTAGACGTTATTCCATTTACTCAAGCCCTTTACAAAAACCTTCAATCAATTTTACTACTAAACGAATACTGCAAACAAAATAATATTTATTTTAAATATAGTTCTTGGAATCACACAACAAATTTGTTTTTAAAAATGTTAAAAGAAAGTTTTTCTGAATACTCAAACTACTTAGAACCTAAAGAATTTAATTTTGATGAACTTGAGTTTGAAAATCTTTCTTGCCATAAGGATATTAAAGAAAATAAAATAAAAACAGTTTGGAACACAGGGCATGATAAAGAACACATAGGTATTCATCAACACATACACATTGCAGAACGATTTAAGAGAGAGTTGGATAATGATAATCCTTGGAATTAACGAAACCTCTCACGACGCATCTGTCTCTTTAATTAAAGATGGAGAGATACTTTTTGCTGGACATGCTGAAAGGTATAGTAAGCAAAAAAATGATTGGTATGTGAATGATAGTTTAATCACTAATGCTTTGCAGTACGGCACCCCTAATGCTATAGCATACTACGAGAAACCTCTTCTAAAGGCCTCTAGACTGGCTTTAAGGGGTGGATCTGGAGACTGGAAACCACAGTTTAATATTGAAGGAATACCTAGAAAATCCTTTAGCCACCACTATTCTCATGCAGCAGCAGGATACTATACGAGTTTGTTCAACGATGCTGTAATTGTTGTTTTAGATGCTATGGGTGAATACAATACCTCCACAATTTGGGTTGGTGAAGGCGACAAGATTAAACTAAAGTATAAACAAAACTATCCAGTAAGTTTCGGACTATTCTATTCAGCATTCACACAACTAATAGGCTTAATGCCAAATCAAGAAGAATATATTATGATGGGGATGGCTGCCTATGGAGACTGGCAAAAGTATTATAAAAAAGTAGACGAATATTTCCCAAGTTATGATAAACAAAAATATAATTTTCATAAAGGAATAACTGACTGGGGTTGGGTTTCAGAACAAGATAAGTTTGATATAGCAGCAGCAGTACAAATGGTATACGAGCAAAGGCTAAATCAATTCATGCGTATGGCAAAAAGTTTAACTGGCAAAAATAATTTAGTATTCATGGGTGGATGTGCACTAAACTCATCCGCAAATACACTGCTGTGGAAAATATTTGATATGATTTGGATCATGCCTAACCCTGGTGATGCTGGTAGTTCTTTAGGCGCATCAGCAGCCCTATATGGAAAGCATCTTGATTGGAAGACTCCTTATCTTGGCTATGACCTTGGTGGAGAGTACCCTGTTCAGAAAATTTTGGACGGCATATTGAAAGACGGAATCGTAGCAGTAGCAACAGGAAGAGCAGAGTATGGCCCAAGAGCATTAGGAAATAGAAGTATACTTGCGGACCCAAGAGATCCATCAATTAAAGACAAGGTAAATCTAATTAAACAGAGAGAACTTTTTAGACCCTTTGCCCCAGTAGTTATGGCAGAGCATGCCTCCAAATGGTTTGATATGGACTTTGAGAGTCCTTATATGCAGTACACAGTTAAGTGCCTGCAGCCTGACAAGATCCCCTCTGTGGTACACGCAGACGGCACATCAAGAGTTCAAACAGTTACAAAAGAACAGCACCCAGGGCTATACAGGGTTTTGAATAAATTTTATTTACAAACTGGTGTTCCGATACTTCTTAATACTAGTTTAAACATTAAAGGGCAACCACTACTAAATGATGAACATGATATAGGTAGTTGGGAGTTAAACTATGACAAAAAGATTATATCATAAGATAGTTAAAGATTTATTTTTAAATAATAAAGATCTTATATTTAATACAATGGGTGAGACTGATTTAGATTTTAGAAAAAACTATCCAGAAAGTATGCTTGATGATTTTAACTCTTTTGGATTTAGGTGCGATAATTTTATAGACACACACAACGGAAAGCACATACTTTTTATGGGGTGTTCTGAAACACAAGGATCTAACCATGGGCTAGACGAAGCATGGGCATACATCCTTTATAAAAAAATAAAAGAAAAAGAAAGCGTCAGTGGATATTATAATATTGCAAGTATAGGTGATGGAATAACAATACAAATTCTAAAATTAATGCAGTATGTAGATAACTTCGGTGTGCCAGATGAAATATATTTTTTAATTCCAGAAACATATAGAACTATTTTATACAGTCATAAACATACTGCTGACACTGAAAACTCATTTTTTCTAAACAATATTCGGGCGGATGAAAATAACTTTACGGATGCAGAGTTTGTAAATGCACATGGAAACTCAGTGATATGTTTGAGACTGCTAGAATCATTTTGCTCTGCATCCAATACAAAACTATTTTGGTCTACATGGTTTGGTGATGAAGAAGACATCTTTAAAGAATATGAATTTAAAAAATTTATTTCTTTAGATATAAAAAATATGGAGTTAAATATAAAAAAAATTTTTGAACAGCATGAAGATAAAACAAAAACCGTTAAATACAACCTGACCAAAAATGATGGACACAAAGGGCTGGTATTCCATAGGTACTGGGCAGAAAAATTTTACGAAGCGAGGGAAAATGAAAAAAATAATAAGAAAAGTTAGGCTATACATACTGTTTAAGTTTAAAAAAAAGAAAATATTTAAAGATAAATATATTTACTAATAGAGTGATAGGATAGTTTAATGATTAATAAAAAATACACACCAAAGACAATACCAAATATTTTTGTTAATAGATCTTTAAAAGAAATGAGTAATAATGGTATTCCTAAAATAGAAGCAGATTCTGTTTTAATTGAGTATAAACTAAACTCTCAAGGATATAGATGTGATGAGTTTAACAATCAAAAAATTTTAACTTTGGGATGCTCTCAAACAGAAGGACATGGAATGCCTATAGAACTGACATGGCCTTACCTAATATCAGAAAAAATGAATAAAGATTATGTTAATTTAGCAAAAGGTGGAGAAGGAATGCAAGCACAAATAATTAAAGCATTTCAGTTTTTTAAAGAATTTCACCATCCTGAATATATATTTGCAGTATTCCCAATAGCAAGGATTGAGGTTCCCTTAATAAATTTTACAGTAATGAATGACAAAAAAGACAATGACTCAGAGTCTAGAGAAAATATAGGAAAAGCAATGCTTTCAAACAAATTAATTGAAAAGTTTTCTAAAGAGCCCCATATGGCAGAAAATGTTTTGCCCGAAGAATTTGGAATTTTTTATAATATTTTATTTTTAAAAATATTTATTCAATATTGCGAATCCAATAACATAAAATTATTATGGACCTATTATAATGATTCAACTTTAGAACCATACTCTTTTAAAGATTTTACTGATACATATTTTGAGAGCGCCTACTTAAATAGTAAAATACCAAAAAACATTGGATGCCATTTAGAGTTTTCTGATAATGAGTTTTTTGATAACGCAGCAGACTACGCCTATTGGCCCCCTGGTCATTGGGGATTTCATCAACAAATCCATATTGCTGAGTCTATATACAATATGATATAATATTTATACCTGCCCAAATGGGGGGAATTAACTTATTCGCTTGAAAGGGGAATAACATGGTAACAAAGTACGCTATGGATCTATTCAATGATCCTTTTTTTATTGGCTTCAACAGAGAGTTGAGTCGCCTAAATACAGCACATAAAACAAACTCACAGTCATACCCTCCGTATGATCTAATCAAACTAGATGAAGATACATACAAGATTTCACTGGCTGTCGCTGGTTTTTCAAAAGACGATATTGATGTTTCAGTAGATAATGGAACACTGATCATCAAGGGTGAGATTGTTGAAGTGACAGATGCAGAGGTAGTTCACAAGGGAATCGCAGGAAGAAAGTTTGTAAGATCTTTTGCACTGGGAGAGTACATGGAAGTAACTTCTGCAGAACTAAAGGATGGTATGCTACATGTAAATGTTGTACGCATTGTTCCTGAAGACAAAAAGCCAAAATCTATTAAAATTAAATAGTATAATAGATAGTATTCCGTCATGATACATGCAGTTGCTTTTAGCAACCTTATTGCTGAGTACGGACAAGCCAGGGTCGCACCCTGGGAGACCTGAGCAAGTCCATAAACTGCTCATTATTCATCTAAATTTAATTCTTAGTTTACCAATTATAACAAAAGTTTATAGCCTTGTCATATATACTGTAAGTATGAAATTTAAATTCATTGCTTTACCAGTAGCATTAGCCATATTTGCTAATGCTTTTTTTATTACCCCTTCACATGCTGACAACCTTCAAGGTGCTGGATCCACATTTGCTGCTAACTTTATAGACAGATGCAGGGTCGAATTTATGAAATCAACAGGAGATTCTGTTGTATATGGAGCATCTGGATCAGGTGCTGGAAAGAATATGTTTTCAAATGGAGTAACAGACTTTGCTATGTCAGATGTTCCTTACTCTGGTACAGAAGTAAAGCCATCAAAAGAGTTTGTATATGTTCCATTGGTAGCAGGGCCAATTGGAATTATCTACAAACTTGATGGATATAAAGTTACTATCAAGATGAGTAAAGATACCCTTGCTAAAGTTTTTGCGGGACAAATAACAATGTGGAACGACCCACAGATATTAAAAGAAAACCTTATATCAGGAAAACTACCTAAGATACCAGCAACAAAGATTAGAGTTGTATACCGTGTTGATGGTTCTGGAACTTCAGAAGTTTTTACCTCATACCTTAATGCAGTTGCTCCAACTATATGGAACAAACCAGGGAATAAAAACTTTGGTACTGCATTCCCTGGAGATATATCTAAGAGTTATATGACCAGCGCTTCTGGGTCTCATGGAATTGCAATGGTACAAGGAACTACAAATGGATCTATTGGATACAATGAGATATCATATGCAAGAGGACTAAAGACAGTCTCTGTTGAGAATGAGGCTGGAAGGTTTATACAGCCAACAGTGAGTGCAGCGTCAGTATTCCTTGGAGACTTTGTCCCAGACAAGAGTGGCGTAGTTAAAATTAATTACAAGAACCCTAATAAACTATCCTATAACATATCAACATTCACATACGGTATAGCATACAAAGAGAAGAACTCAAAAAATGATTCCGTTAAAAAGTTCTTTAACTTTATGCTTGATACCTGTGGCAAGAAGGCTGAAGATCTTGGCTACTCTCCAATCAGAAGTGCTATGCTCAAGTTTTCAAAGGCAAGAGTAGCAGAAATAAGTTCAAAGTAGCAGTATAATAGAAGTGTCCCACACAGGACCTTAGTGATGGATTAGTTACCCATTGGATAGAGACCGTGGCGCAAGTCAGGTGAATTGCCTGTGTGGGGCCTTAATATTTTCACGGTATAATAATAGCAATGACTGACAAAGAGTTAGACCATTATAATAAGCAGCAGTATAAGAAGATGCTTGCTAAGATAAAAGAGGATTCTGGCTGTGTAGACTGTGGTGTTGGTAACCACATAATCTTAGACTTTGATCATGTAAGAGATAAGAAATATAACATATCCAGAATGATCCACGATGGTTTTTCCTGGAAGGCTATTAAGAAAGAGATCGAAAAGTGTGAGGTGGTTTGTGCCAATTGCCATAGGATAAGGACTCATAATAGGCTTGCTGGTTAATATGGTATACTATTAATATGTTAAAAGAAGGCGATTTCGCAATGACCTCCCACGGTGGAGAAGGAGATACACACATAGGGCAAGTAGTACATGTTATGTATGAAGGCGCTCTTGGTAATCCAGAAACAGAATATTATATGGAAGCAAGTGCAGAAAATCCTGCGGTAATGATTCAACTATTTGAACAAGAAGAAAGCGGATTATGGGAAGCAACAAGACTATACACTGCATGTGCAATGTCTATGTATGTACAGATCCCACCACTAATGGTTGAGCCTGAAGATTCAGAAGTTGCTATGGCTATGTATGATGCACAAATGGGCAAAGCAGCACCTTGCTGGGATGGATATGTACAAAGAGGAATGAAACCAGGTGCAGACGGAAAGCCAGTGCCTAACTGTATCCCAGTTGCCAAATCAGATAGTTGGGTTGATTCTCCATTTAAGGTGGCAAAGTAATGCCAAAGAAAAAAGCAGCAGCCTTTAACCCTGTTCAGATTAAAGATGGATGGATTGTTAGACTATATAAAGATGGTCGCATCAAGTCTAAGATTGCCCCTTATGAAGTAAAGCATAAGCCAAAGCCATGAAAGAACTTTTACATTTTACAGCAGATTGGTGTAACCCATGCAAGAGTATGGCTCCAGTCATTGAAAGGTTTATTAACGATAACCCAGATATAAAATATACAAAGGTTGACGTAGATGCGGAGACTGAGTTAGTCAGAGAGTATAGAGTTCAGTCTGTTCCAACATTCATTGCACTTATTGATGGAGAGTATCATAATATGCTTGGCGGAGTTAAGCCAGAATCTGTTATAAGATCTATATTTGGGTAGTTTTTAAGTCATACCCAGGACTTTAAGTTAAGGACAATATAGTGTTGCAACACGCTATAAAAAAGTTTCCCGACAAAGATACAGCGACTATATTGTCACAATATAATTATACCATGTACCCCTGGCAGGAATCGAACCTGCGACAAACGGATTAGAAGTCCGCTACTCTTCCGCTGAGTTACAGAGGTATGGTACACCAGGTAGGACTTGAACCTACGAATAGCCGAATTATGAGTTCGGTGCCTTAACCAACTTGGCTACTGGTGCTAGTCCTTATTTAATTAGTAAGCCAAAGAATGTTCCAAGAAGAAAGCATAAAATCCCAATAGTAGAATGATAGTATGTTTTCATGTGTTGTTTAATAATGTAACGTTTTATTTCTTTTGATATTTTATTTACTTCGTCTTGATCTACCACAATATCTCCAGTTCTAGTTAGGGACTGAGCGTAAAGATCCAAGAATAATTTCTTCTCTGATCCGTTGCTGTTTGCGTTCAAATTTAGAAAGATAAGGCTTATCCTGTATTCTCTTCTTGTTCTTTGTTGCTCTCTTAATCTTATGCTGAGAGGTTTTGTTGTTAGACTTTCTCATTTTGCACCCTGGCTTTCTGCTACGTTGTCACAAGGACAGATTATTGACTCTGGAAGTTCGTGAACCTTGGTTACAATCGTAATCATTGTTTCACATTCAACACACTTATAAATCTTCTTAACTCGTTTGCTCATAAACTAATCATACCATACTGAGATAAAAGTATCAAGACTTGTTTCCATCCCATGTACCAATCTTAGTAGTTGGAATTCCATGATCTTCCCACAATCTAATCACATTGGGATTATCATCTACTGCATGAACAACATTCCAATGTTTCTTAATCTTAAGTAAGATATCTTTTTTAACTTCGTAGTCTGGCCTGTTATCATCGTCACTACGCATGTACAGTGCATGGTGACCAATGTCATTTTTGGCAAGCCAATATGATGTTAGTCCACGCCAAGTTTCTTTTCTTGATGTGACAATAATAACGTGCATCTGATCAAAGAAAGCATGGTTTAACATTTCTACTACCTGTATATTTGGCAGGGCATCAATAGAAGCCTCATGAAAAGCCTCGTAATCCCTATTAGAGCCACGAACATAATGCAGGTAAGGATCTACATTGGCCAGGGTGCCATCTACGTCAAAGATGTACGCAGATGAACTTGGGCTAGTTTTGATCAACATGATATGTCATAATAAGGTAGCATGCTACATAACCTACCAAGAATGCTGGAATTAAAAAGAAAAAACTTATCATTCGAAATCTACCTGCCTTTCATACCATTGAGTCATATAATTATCCAATCCTCTTGCAATTTTTGCTGCTTCTGTACGCATGCCTAAAGCATTTGTTATTGATGGTTCAATAGGTATGGCTTCTATAGCCCTTGCAATTTCTTCTCGTAATGTCATATCATCTATACTCATAGTTCAAGTATACCTTAAGGCAAACTGATTGTCAAACGATGTCTGATACTTGATGTGAACTAGGATAATGAGTAATTGATCCGTCAACAGATACTAAGAATTTCTCAAAGTTCCAACCAATATTAGTAACGTTAGCACTGTCTTTGCAGTACTTATATATCTCGTGTGCATTAGGACCATTAACCTCTACCTTTTGTGATATAGGAAAGGTTATACCATAGATGTTTGTGCAGAATGCTTTGATTTCTTCTGTTGTTCCTGGCTCTTGATTACCAAACTGATTACATGGAAATCCAATTACAACAACAGAGTCGCTTTGGATCTTTTGTAGGTCTTCATATTGTTTTGTGTATCCACACTGGCTTGCAGTGTTAACTATCAATATGCTTTTACCTTTAAAACTTTCCAGTTTTATTTCATTACCAGAGTTGTCAATAAATGACAAGTCATATATACTCATATGAGTCTTCTTTCTGTTAGTTAGATAGAACTAGGTTTGGGTTGATGCGTGATCTTTCGCCAGCCATAAGTCTTTCAATATGGTCACGAATAACAGCGTTTTCTTCATTGAAGATGTACTCAGATCTATCTGGACCCATCTTTGCCCAGATTCCTTGTGCTGCAAGATCTTCTTTAAGAGTGCGCTCTACATCCCAGTTTAGTGTTGTAGCAGGATAATGCTTAACTACGTAACCATCTTTGTCAATTAAATACTTTTCAAAGTTAGCGTTCATCATAGAACCACCATCATGTTGATTTAGGTATCGTGATTCGTAATCTGTCTTTTCAACTATACCGTTTGCAACTTTGTCTTCAGCAAGCAATCTAATCTGATTAGAGATCTCTAAATAAAGTTCATGTCTTTCTCCAAATGGCTGACCGTTTCCGTTAAGCCCTGGACCTTGTCCAAGCCATGGTGCCTCTAATGGAATTTCTGCGGGATTAGAAACAATCATCTCTGAGAATGGGAATGTAACACCATAGACATCTTCTCCGTATAACTTAGAATCCATACCACAAGTAATACCTTTTGACCACTTGCCCTTTGTAATGCTTGGACCACAGAAGTCGTTAGTAGGAATTGCTACAACGGTAAAGTCTTCTCCAGCCATGTCTTCTTGGATCCACTGAATGGACTCCATCTGACCAGCGTTACCACAACCCACAGTTGTGTTGATGAGCAATACTGCTTTGCCCTTGAATTGTTCTAGAAAGTTTGGAGTGCCTTCGGCAGAGTCCAATTGGATGTCATATATAGATTTCATGTTTATATTATAACACCCTTTTAGCAGTCGTCTGCGGTACTTTCTGGAGCAGACTCAATGTCTATAAATGAGTTTCCATACAGTGTGTGTCTTGAGTTAGGTCCAAGAACTTTATTTACTCTATGCTTGTACTTGTCTCCACCAGGGATTACAGCAAGCATGCCAGCCTTGGGCTTAACTTTAATTGGCAAGTTTCCAAACTCTAGTTCTCCGCCCTCAAAATCATCATTAAGATAAAGACTAAATGATGCATTGATGTTGCTTTCTGCTCCAGGATCTTGATGCCAATACATTGCAAAATCAATATCTTCTGTCTTTACTCCATACTCAGTTAAAACATCTGGGTTTACATTTGTTTCAATTTCTTCATCAGTCATATACTTAAATGTTTGTAGTGTTGCGTGTCTTTTGTATGATGGTGGCAAAACAGAATCAAGTCTGTCCCAAACTCCGTCGGGATCAGAAAATACTGGTAAGTTAATAACTTCTGAATCTTTATTTGGAAAAATAATATTACCAGTCTCATCATACTTGGGAACAATGTTTAAAAATTTGTTTAAAATATTTCCATATGGAGATCTCATTGTTGCATACCATCCATTTAAATCATCAGTCTGAGTCTTAAACCACTCTAACTCTTCTTTTGTAAGAAAGTCTTCAATGATCCAAATTTGCTTATCTTCATCTAAGTATATTTTTTCCATGTCTCTATGATACCATAACTTTATTTTGTGCAGTCTTTCATGTGTCTGGACAGGGATTCATTAGCCATAATGCCCCAGCGTAAATCCCATTCCTTTTTACAAACGGGGCAGATAAGGATCCTACTCATCTTTATCCCAATAGGCTTTACCAAACTCGTCATAGTCATCCCACCCTGAACCCTCTAAGTCTTTTTTCATTTGTTCTATATCAAGTTGGTAGTATGTACCCCACCAACTATAAGGTTTGTTAAGAATTACCCACATTTTTGCGTGGTACTTATGACGAAAGCCTAGGTCAGCATCCAACTCTTCCTCTAACATCATAGCCTTAAACAAATGATTACCAGCAAAGCCACCACAGAAGTTGCCTATGACTCTTAATGGCCATATTCTAGTCTTCTCTATCTTTGTTGTTCGTGTCATCTTTAGGTACCCACACTTTCTTCCCGTTTTTATATTCTGGCCAATAGCCAAGGCTACGCCAATCCATCTGAGTTATCTTAGGTTCTTTTGGCATTGGTGCACCATATATGTCCATCGCTCATGGTTTGATGAGTGTTCCAAAATATAGGATCTTTGTGTGATAGGCCACATGATGAGCACTCATTTTTCTTTTTCATATACTAAGTATACACCCACCACGCTTGGATGTCAAAACAGATGATATAATAATCTCATGCCTACACCACCAAATTATCAAGGACTATATAACAATGGAGCACTTTATGCCATTGGAGACACAGTTATTACTGATGGAGACCCATACGGTATTGACGGAGCAT